GACCCGAACGTAGACATCGGGAAGATGGAAAGGCTGATGGCGATGTACAGGGACATGCAGCAACAACAGGCCGAGGCTGACTTTAACGCCGCGATGGCCAGGGTGCAGTCGGTCATGAGCCGCATTGGCACCGACAAGCACAACAGCCAGACACACAGCGACTATGCGACATACGCCAAGCTGGATCGCGAACTCCGCCCGATGTACTCAAAGGAAGGGTTCGCCCTGAGTTTCGGGACCGATGCTGTCGAGGCCGAGAACATCGTTCGCGTGACATGCCACGTTAGCCACACGGCAGGCTTCACGCGCAAATACCTGATCGACATGCCGTCGGACGGCAAGGGCGCGAAGGGCAACGACGTGATGACCAAAACTCACGCCACCGGCTCGGCTACGCAGTACGGAATGCGATATCTGCTGAAGATGATATTCAACGTGGCGATTGGCGAGGACGATGACGGAAATGCTGCTGGCGGCGCGGACCATGCCGCTATCGTTCGCGGCGAATGGCTGACCGCCATCGATGCCTGCAAGACGCCCGATGAGTTGAAGGCTCGCAAGAAGGAACTGACAGCGGCCTATGGAGGCGTGGACAAGGTCCCTCAGACGCTCAAGACCGCGTGCGCGTCCAAGGCCAAGGCGATGGAAGGCGCGCAGTGATGCCGACGATTCACCGCGACATCGTGCAGCACTCGCCCGAGTGGTATGCGATCAAGGCTGGGAAGTGGAGCGCGTCAAGAGCCGCAATCGTCATGGGCGGACTGGACACGGCTGGCCTTGCGTCCCTCATCAAGGATATGGCGTGGGAGCGCGTGTATGGGCCAACAGAAGGTGGCTTTCAGTCCAAGGCAATGGAGCGCGGTAGCGAACTGGAACACGAAGCGCGCGATTGGTACGCATTCGAGCGCGATGCCGTGGTGGATGAGGTCGGATTCGTGGAACACGCGTCCATCCCCCTGGTCGGCTGGTCGCCGGATGGATTACGCGGCGAGCGCCACGGGATCGAGGCGAAGTGTCCGCTTCACAAGGCATGGATGGAGGTCAAGCGCACCGGCAAGATTCCAGCGGAATACCGTTGGCAATGCCGCTGGGCGATGTGGGTCGGAGAGCTTGAGGGCTTGGACTTCATCGCCTACCACCCGAAAGCAGGCGGCTTGATCGTCCCCTGCGAAGTCACAGAATCCGAGCGCAGCCAGATGGCCGAGCGCGTCGCCCTGCTTGAGCCGAAGGTGGCCGAGTGGGTAGAAATCCTGACCGACAAGAAGGACGCAGCATGAACTCATTCAGCGCAGTGGGACGCATCGGCCGTGACGCCGAGGTTCGCTACACGCAATCCGGCACGGCCCTGACCGTCTTTCCGTTGGCCGTCGATGACGGGATCGGCGACAAGAAGGTCACGACATGGATCGACTGCGCCATGTGGGGCGAGCGCGGGACGAAGGTCGCCGAACACATTCGCAAGGGTGACCAGCTTTTCGTGAAGGGATCAATCCGGCTGGAAACCTACACGACGAAGGATGGCGTCGAGAAGTCGAAGGTCGCCATGCGGATCGAGGATTTGCAGTTCGTCGGCCCGAAGCGCGACCAGGCACCAGCGCAGCAAGCCGCCCCTGCACGCCCCGCGCCGAGCAGGCCGAGCGCGCCGCCGTCCGACAACTTCGACGACGACAGCGTGCCATTTTGACCACCGGCCCCACGGAGGATGCAGTGATGAGCAAGAATGATGGCTGGTCGGCCATGTCTCTCGACATGGAGACGTACTTTGCCCAACCTCCCGCGCCTGGCGAGGTGGAGTTGCCACCGTTGCCGGATCGGTTTGATAGCGTGTCGGTGGACGACTTCACCGGTCATCGATTGCCCGTCTACACGGCGTCGCAGATGGAAGCCTACGCCCGCGCAGCCATCGCCGCGCGGACGTGCCCACTGCCTGCTCATTGGCGGATGGCGATAGAAGAGTGGGAAGGACGCATGTTGCCGTCGCCCCGCAAGCTCAAGGAAATCTGCGACTTGATCGAACAACGCGCCCGACAGATGGCGAAGGCAGGAGGCGACCGTGGCTGACCGGCCTAGCGTTGCAATTAAGCCGCCGGTACTCCGGTCGGCTTGAATTGCGTGTTAGGGCGCTGGTGCCGAAGCGTGACCATGTTTGCGTGTTACAAAATAGTTGTTGACGCTGGCGGTAGCTGTGCTACAGTAACTACATCAACAACGCACCGGAGCGCACCATGAACAGAGCAGCCATCTACGTATTCCGCGACGCGCAGTGCAAGCAATACGGCTTCACAATGTTTTCGCGCTACTTCAAGACCAAGGACGAGGCCGACGCATACGCCAAGGAAGCCGGGCACAAGTTTTTTACTGTTGTTGATTTTGACGACAGCGGCAACAGGGACAGCGACGAAGAATCAATGCGGCGCGGCGGGCAGTGGTGACATGGCGCTAGAGGCATTTAACATCAAGCGCATCACTTACAAAGAAGCGATGGCGGTAGTGGTGCGCGAGCACTACCTACACCGGAAATGCGCCAGTTCGCATGCCTTCGGGCTTTTCCTTGGCGACCAGATCAAGGGCGTGATCTGCTACGGCACCCCAAGTTCATCGCCACTGCGCAAGGCGCTGGCAGGCCCTGAAAACGAGTTCAACGTGGTCGAGTTGATGCGCTTGTGGGTGTGCGACAGCGTGCCAAGAAACGGCGAAAGCTACTTGATAGGCAACACGCTCAAGCACGCTGGGAAAGAGCTTGTCGTGTCTTACGCAGAGGTTGCGATGGGCCATCTTGGGGTCGTTTACCAAGCAACAAACTGGCTTTACACAGGGTTGTCAGCGAAGAGACGCCAGTTCAAGATTGAAGGTGTCACAACGCACTGCCAGCGTCTTGCGGACATGCACTCCGCCGCCGAACTCCGGGAGATATACGGGGACAGGTTTGCATACGAGTGGCGGCCACCAAAGCACCGATATGTCTGGATCAACGCCAAAGGCAAGCGGCGACAGCATTTGATCGATTCGCTGAAATACCGGCCGCAACCATACCCAAAGGCGTCAGCATGACGAACAAGAGCAAAGGGGGGCGACCCCCGGCCCCGCCCGGCCTGCTCCGGGTAAACGTGCCGCTGCGCCTGCCCGAATGGCTAGTGCAGTGGATGTCAGAGCAGGCCGAGACGCCTGCGGAGTTGATCGAAGCCGCACTGCTTAAAGCGCACAAACTGCGCCCGCCGCGTGCGCCCTAACAAGGAGGTGGTCCGCATGGCTGGATTCGAACCAGCATTCGGCATCTTTTGAGGATGTTGCCGTTACCAATTAGGCTACATGCGGTTGGTGCGCCCCCTCGGATTCGAACCGAGACTGACTGACTTCTAAGGACAGTGACTCTACCAATTGGCCTAGAGGCGCACGTTAACTGGATGGTGGAGCGGTCTGGATTCGAACCAAAACGGAACTTGCCGACCTGCGGGTTACAGCCGCGTACCCTACCGAATGGGTGTCCGCTCCCGGAAAGGGAGCATCAATAACTCAGTGAGCTACTGAGTCGGGATAAGGTGGTCTGGGTGGTTGGAATCGAACCAACGGCATCGTGCTTCCGAGACACGGACTCTGCCACTGAGCTACACCCAGTGATCGTTGGTCGCGGTTGGAAGACGGCGTTCATGATGGCTCTATTGTAAAGCAACCGCCAGATTGCGCAAGTGTCTAGGCGCAAGGAGACAAGCTGCGAGGGGTTAGCGGGGCCAGGCGTCGATCAGCGCAACTCGCTTTGCCCGTTCGCACCCAGCCGTCCCAATCCACAGCACAGCCCATTCCGCCAGATCGCGGGCGGTTGCTTCGCTTGGCAGGGCAGGAGGGTTAGCGCACCGGCTCACCAGCGCCACAGGAGGCGGGTCTATCTTGGCTGGCGCACTCGGCGGCGGCGTTGAGGCGCAGGACGCCAGCAGGGCCGATAGGGCAAGAATCCAGATGCTTCGTGACATGGCGAACCTCCGTTACTGTCTCGGTGATGAATCGGTCCCGAATCTCGGTTTTGGTGGTGTAGTTCTGCTCTGCCGCACGCTGGCGGATTCGGTTGGTTTCGGCCTGTGCGTCGGCCACGTCTTTAGCCTCTCGCTGGGCGCGGGTGTATCCGGCCTTGTCGGCGTTGGACAGGGCGGATTGCAGTTTCCAGAAGCCCCCGGCGATCAGCAAAGCAACAATGGCGACGATGGCTAGGCGGGCGTAGGTACTCATTCTTCCTCCAAGGACAGTGAGGTGATGTGTGGGCAGCAGAGCCGCAGAGAGCGCAGCTCACGACAGCCCTTCCAAACAGTTCTGCGTTTCATCGGCCCGCCTGTTTGCCAGCCCCTGAACAAACCGCATTTCCGGCTTGCCGTTGGGCAGCATCCGGCCTGTGCGCACTGACGACCACACCGGCTTACCGGCGTCGGACAGGCTCATGCGCCGACAGCCAAGCTCCCATTGCCCCGCAAT